ACCACTATTAGTAAAAACAATCCAAGAGCTAGAGGCTCGTATTACAGCTTTAGAAGGAGCATAACCAATGGATGAATTAACAGCAGAACAAATTGCACAGAACTACTCAGCGATGGGTGACTCAGTTGCACTTATCAATGACGTGATAGCAGGTAATGCTATGGCAGATGATGATGCAGAAGATCGACAAGACTGTGTGGATCGTAATACTCAGCACCTAGAACTAATGGTTGCTAAAGATTACTGGACAGATGAAAGTATGACTGCGGCTAATGCGGCTATTACTGCTGGCAATGGTTACACGGCTGAATAGATGATCTTTGGCATTTCACCTTTTTCAACTAGCCCTTTCTCTACTACGGCAGAGACACGCTTTGTAATACAGAGTGTTTCAGCTACAAGTACTGCAGGAAGTGTTACTGTTGTAGGTGAAGCCAATTTAGGCTTGACAGGTGTTACAGCTACTGGTAGCATCGGCTTAACAGTCGTCACTGCCAAGAGTGTTACACTTAGTGACTCTGCAACTGCTACAGGCTCTATAGGGACACCAATAGTAGCTGCAAACGCTAATGTAGTACCTTCAGGGGTTGACTCTCAAGGCAATATCGGTACAACTACAGTATTGGCAGATGCTAACACAAGCATCACTAGCCCAGCGCTTACAGGCATTGTAGGAACAGGTTCTAACATACAAGCTAAGGCTGTTGTTTTACCTGTAGGAGTAGCTGCTAATACTAATGTTGGTATACTTACAACTAAAACGTCTAACGTCTTTGAGATAACAGGTGTACCGCTAAACGTATTTGCTGGTAACTTCACAGTAACAACTGTACAGTTTGACTATGAAAGTCTTAAAGCAAGCTTCGACAGAAACCGTGTTGTGTTTATAGCCCCAACCAATCAAGGCTACAGCATTAACATTCCAGCAGACCCCAATAACAGAACAGTACTAATTGAAGCAATGGACACAGATAGAGTTGTACGTATTGCAGCATAAGGGAATATACTAATGTCATACAAATGGCCTGATAAAGATAAAGATGAAATACTAGACTACAGCATAGATTGGTCACGCTTCTTAGGTGATGATACTATATCAGGTGTTACATGGTTTATAGATGACTCTGACGGTACTAAGACCCTGATAGATGCAGGTGAAGTTGTTAATAATCTACAGATGGTACAAAAGACTAATACACTCACCGTAGCAACAATACGTTTATCTCTTGGCACTAATAACGTTAGATACAGAGTTACATGTAAGATCACTACAGTAGAAGGCTTACAATATGAGCGTTCAGTATTTGTACGTGTTAAGGAGAAATAAGAATGGCCTATGACTTTATCGGGTTAGTTAATGATGTTAACAGAAGGCTTAACGAAGTAGAACTAACTACATCTAACTTTGCTACAGCACAAGGTTACTACAACCTTACCAAAGATGCTGTTAATGCTTCTATAAGACACATACACCAAGAAGAGTTTGAGTGGCCTTGGAATCACGCAGAAGAGACAGAGGTTTTAACTGCAGGTGAGGTACGTTACAGTATGCCTTACGACAGTAAGACTGTTAATATGAATAGCTTTAGGATAAAACGTGATGATAATCTTAATGTAGATACTAAGCGTCTTAAAGTGTTGAATTATGAAGAATATCTTGACAAACACGCAGATGTAGAGTATAACTCTAGCTCAGATGTAAGAAGTGTACCACAGTATGTTGTACGTGCGCCAAGTAGAGAATTACTGTTTGTACCATCCCCAGATAAAGCCTATGAAGTAATATATGAGTATTACACTAATGGTGTTGATATGGAGAAGGCAACAGACGTTGCTTCCATACCAGAGTCATATAGACATATAATAGTAGATGGTGCTATGTATTATGCTTATGTATTTAGGGGTGACACTCAATCTGCACAGCTATCGCAAGGCAAGTTTAAGGATGGTATTAAGAGTATGAGATCTTTAAACATTAACCGTACAGAATACCTAAGAGATAGACGAGTTCATTACTGATGGCTACTAATTGGCAGACATTTCCTATTGAGTTTAAGGGTGGCCTCATCTCTAATCTCAGCCCTCTACAACAGGGTGCTAATGCTGTTGGTTCTGCTACTATACTGCAGAACTTTGAGCCAGCTAGATCTGGTGGTTACAGTAAAATATTAGGCTATACAAAAGCAACAAACAACATTGTACCAGGAACAGGTCGTGTACTGGGTGTTAAAGTAGCTAACATTGGAGAGTATATAGCAGCTAGAAGTGATGGAGCTTCCACACCTAAAACTGAATACCATAGATCTTCTGGTGGTACTTGGTCTTCACTAGGTAAGGCAGCACTCTTAGGCGGCAAGATCCGTAGCACTGAGTATAACTTCGGTGCAGGTGACTTCATTATAATGGTAGACGGTTCTAACTACCCAGCGCTATTTAATGATACAGCTAATAGTCTATCGTTTATCTCTTCTCTATCAGACTTACAGGGTGCAGAACAGGTAGCAGTGTTTAAGACTACAGTGTTCTTCTCTAAGGGTTCTAACTTATACTTCTCAGCACCTTCAGACTCAGGTGACTTTAGTGCCGCTAATGGTGGTGGTGTCATAAACGTAAGCCACGATATTACAGGCCTTATTGCTTTCCGTGATCAGCTTATCATCTTTAGTAGAAACAACATACAACGCTTATCTGGTACAACTCTAGCTGACTTCCAGTTAAACCCTATCACAGAAGGCATTGGCTGTTTAGATCCTGATACGATACAAGAGGTTGGTGGTGACATTATGTATATGTCTCCTGACGGTATCAGACTCTTAGGTGCTACAGATAGAATTGGTGACTTCTCACTTGAAGTTGCTTCTGATCCAATAGCTGATGACGTTTATAAGTTTGCTCAGAGTACATCTAACTTCTGCTCTATTGTTATACGTGAGAAAGCTCAGTACCGCATCTTTGGCTATACACAGTCAGAACAAAAGAAAGTTGCTCGTGGGTTACTCGTAACTAAATTCTCTAACCAAGGTGCAGCTAACTTAGCATGGGGTGAAACAGCAGGTATAAAAGCTTTTGTAGCAGACTCTAAGTATACAGAGTATTCAGAGACTATTATATTTGGTAATGAAGATGGTTACGTATATAAGATGGAGACAGGTTATACCTTTGATGGAGATAACATTGAAGCTATATATGAATCACCATATATGCCTATATCAGATCCACAGATACGTAAAACATTTTATAAGCTAACTACATATATTGACCCTAAAGGTGCATTCAACATAGACTTATCACTAAAGTATGACTTTACTCGCTCTAACAACCAAAACTTAATACAACCTGCAGCAACCACCATTACAAGTACAGGTGTCTTTGCGGCTATATACGGAGCAGTTACTTCCTTGTACGGCACAGCTATATTTGGTGGTGAACTAGATAAAGTTTATCAGAACCAGATTATAGGATCAGGTAAGACTATATCAATACGTATAGAAGACAATACAACTAACCCAGCATTTACTCTAGATACAGCACTTCTTGAGTTTACACAGAATGATAGACAATAAAGGATAACTCTTATGGCAGGTTATACACGCCAAGATACGGCTAACAACATCGCTAACGGTAGCGTTATTGACGCAGACGATTTAGACGGAGAGTTTAACGCTGTAGAAAGCGCATTTAACGCATCCTCTGGTCACTCTCATGATGGATCATCAGGACAAGGCGCACCTGTAACTAAAGTAGGTCCAGGTCAGGACATCATTGTAGGTACATCTACGCTATTACCTAAAGCTAATAACATTATTGACTTAGGATCTAGTGCAGCTCAATTCAAGGATGGTTACTTTGATGGTACTCTGTATACAGATACAGCTAACATAGGTGTGAATGGTTATACTACTATTATAGACAATTCTTATACTGTATCTAATGGGGATTTAACCCTAGATGTAGTAGGTGATATTACACTAGATGCTGACGGTGGAGATGTATTACTTAAGGATGGCGGTGTTAGCTTTGGTAAACTAACCAATAACTCTAACCAATTGTCTATCTTCTCAGGTAATGTAGAAGCTTTACGCTTAAATGGTTCAGCTACTTCAGCGCTGGGTACACTAGCAGTGACAGGTAATACTACAGTAGGTGGTACTCTTGCTATAACAG